CTGGATAGCGTTCAATGAGTCCACTAATGTACGAACAAAAAAAAACAAACACCCCCAATGAACATCCATAGTTACATCTAAAAACTTTTCTTCATCTATCCAACCCGCATATGATTGTATCTCATATAGGCCTGATGTCTTATGTATTACTGGTCTATATAGTATGCTCATTATCTTTGCCCAATTCTCATCTATTTGTATGGTATCCCATTTAGTAATATCTAAGTAAGCACCATACGCCATATTTGCTAAGTTAGGTTCAAATCCATATTCTCTACCATCCACCTGTATAAACCTTTGTAATGGTAATTCAGTATTGTTCATAAAGTTTGTGATATCGGTTTGTATCTTTCTCAATGCACCTACTTCTAATCCATAAAGGTATTGTGGTGGAAACTCACATAAGTTATCTAATAGAGCTGCTAAGTACCCTTCATCAGTATCACCATATGTTTTTAAATCCTTTTGTAGTTTTAGATACTGTCTTAGTGTTACTGCTTTCCAATCAGTTGGAACACTTATCGTTATTGTTTTTTTCTCTTTCATATTATCTTTGATTTTTCTTTTCTCTATATTGTTCAGGATTAATTAAGTCTATGCTTGTATTAATTGGAACTGATGTTACTGCTCCTATATCAACTGTGTTTATCTTGTCCAACATTAGGGTTTGTAATTTTTTATTTAATGAATTCCTTTGATGAACAGTTGCCATTAAGGCCGCTTTAGCATCTCTCAATTCTTCTATTAGCCTTCTATTGATTGCTTCGGTATGGGCTACATATTCCGCCATTGACATGAAGTCTTCTTTTGTTAAGTTGTTTAAATCTACTTTATCTTCTTTCATATTATCTTATTGTAATTGAGTATTTACCTTTGTTTGCTGCTGATTGTGATAACCTCATCATTCCTACATAACGTGCTGCGTCCAATAGGTGATTGTTAAAATCAACGGGTCTATCTAACTGTCTACCGAAGCGGTCTGTTTCCCATTCATACGAATAGAATTCATTTACTAAGTTCTGACATGCTTTAGGTATCTTTAGTTTATAGTTACGAAGGACACCAATACCAAAGTTTATTGAATCCTTTCCTTTCACTACTGGTCTTATATTAAATCCAGCTCTATTTAATTCTTCAATCATTCTTGGTTCACTACTATCCGCCCATATCTCCTCTCTACCATTTACTAATCCTTTTAAGAATTCTATTATATCACTCGTTACCATTCCTCTTTCGTATAGATGTTCTAAGATGTATATCTCATTACCATTCATACGCCAAAGGCTTACTAATCCACACGGATCCTGACTGAATCCAAAATCCAATCCATATGCAATAAACTCCGCATTATCAGGTAACCATTCTACTATTTCAAAATCATAGATTGCTTTCTCATTTGTGGTATATTCACCCAGGGCGTAAACCTGATACGCTTTAGCATTTGTATTCTTTAAATCCTCTAATGCTTTAACTACACTCTTTTCTAAGTAAGGATTGTTTTTATAATTGGTAAAGTATCTCGTACAATCTTCCATCTCGCGAAGCCAGTGCCACGGACTGATGGTCGGGTTGTATGAAAGAATAATTTTGCCAGTAGTTCTTATAGATAATTGTAGATAAGCTTCTGAATCAACCTCCGAGCTTTCTTCAATCCACAAAATACTGGATTTCACCCCACGAAGTTTTTCACTATTGTCAGTACTAATAAATTGTATTTGTGAACCTGTATAAAACGTATAAACCCTGTCAGTAGCGTTCCAATCATTTTCAAAAAAGATACCCATCCCTTCCATTATCTGCTTAAAGTCCTTCATCACAGTTCTTTTCAAGCTCGGGATAGTTTTCCTTACTATTGTAATATCTTCTTTACCTTGTAGAGCCTGTACTATACACCATTGTAGAGCAGAATATGTCTTACCACTTCTACTGCCACCTATGAGATGACAAACCCTTGTAGGACAATCATTAATGTGCTGATACGATACTGTACTATCTATATTAAGATGCATTAGGTACTTCCTTTTGAGTTATATTTACGGAAATCTGTTGAATTCTTTGTTCAATTTCACCTTTGAGCTCTACGCGGCTTTGTTTTGGAAGATGAAACTCCAACATTTTGAGTGCAATATCAACTGCACCCTTTGGGTCTTTCTTCATTAGTTCTTCCATAATAGATGGTAGATTATCTAGGACTTTGTTTGTAGCACGCGCAATATTCAACTTCATCATTTCGGTTGAACGATTGATTGCTCCTTTAGGTCTGCCTGTTGCTAGTTTATTTCCTTTTTGAAACGCCATTGTTTTCCTGTGTTATTTAAACATCTTACTCCTTTTAACACATTATCTCACCTTTGTAGTTAAACCCTCTGAGATTAGGTTATAATAGGGTTAAACGTAATCCTGGTATTAGTCATCAATAAAAGGATTCTTCTTAGAACTTCTGAAATGTTGCTTTATCTTTCGTACATTTAGGAATGAAGTAGATTTACTTATTCCAATCTCTTTACTTAATCTATCCAATGTCATATCGGGTGTAAAGAAGTATATCTCTGCTAACTTTGCAGATGGCCATAATTTAGTCTTTTGTAATTCTCCTATCTCACTTACTACCTCATCATATACCTTTTGTATATTCATATCTCTATCGGTATCGTATTCGGTATCCCTTGTATCCCACTCATTAGATAAGGGACGGAGTTTAGCATCTCTCTTTAGTGTATTAATCCATCTACTCTTTAGGAATGAATAAAGGTATAACATATTGAAATCATCTGCACCATACCATATTCGTGGATTAACTTTTTCCGAAAGGTAAAGGTATAATTCAGATACTAAATCTTTTGCACTCTCTCTATCACCTGCTATGTTGTAAGCAGCCGCAATTAACCAATCAGATTTCTGATGATATAATCTTGTCAGCCTTCTATTATTTTCTGCAAGTGTTTGCTCGTTTGTCATTAAGCTCTATCTCTTACAAATGCTTTTATATCCTCTATACACCTTAGCCATAAACCAGAAGTCTTACCACATGTACCACATGGTTGATTTTCTGCGTGACCTCTTATTCGTGTACAGGTTTCCCATAACTTTCTTTGTGCACCTGCATCTGATGGTAGATAGTTTCCTACTGCTTCTATTTCAGCTTTTATTAATTGAAATTCTTCATAGGTAAAAGGTGCGTATGTGTTTGATTGTGTTGTTACTGATTCCATTATATTATAATTTTATTTTTCCGAAGTCCTCACATCTGAAGAACTTATTTAGTTTATCTTTTCTTCTTTCACATCCGCAATCATGCGTTTTAAAGAAGGTCCAAGCTACCCAATGTGCAAGGGTACTTCCCCAACCAAAGGTAACTACATTTATCAGGCTTTCTAGCCAACTCCCAAAAGGGAATATACACTTATTTATCTGCATATCTTAATTCTTTTCCTTTGTAAACTTGCGTACGTCTATGTAAGTAAGTTAGGAGTGAATGATAATTTATGTGGAGTCTAGTTGCACAATCTTTAACTGATTCGTATCTAACACCATCAAAGATAATTGCTATGTTTTTTTCATTTCTTAGACCTGAATCAAATGAATGTCTAATATTCTGGCTTCTAGTACACCATTCTAAATTATCTACATTGTTATTTTTTTTATTACCATCTTTATGATTTACTTCATAACCTTTGTCAGGTTTTGGACCTATAAAAGTCTCCGCAACTAGCTGATGGACTCTTCTCCATTTTCTCTTTTTCTTACCATCATTCTCAGTTATAAATAGTCCAACCTCCCAATATCCTCTATTGTGTGGTTTAGGTTGTATTTCATAAGGTACACCACCGTTTAGGAATGTCCTATATGGCTGTATGTTTGAATATACTATACCTGTATTTGATACAAAGTATCCAGGATAATCTTCTAATCTTTTTAATTCTAATTTGTTACTCATTTTATTTAGGTTTATTTGTTTGTTTTAGCTTTGTTTTGTTTACTATAATTTCTCTATCCAATGGGTCTAATTCATAAGTTGTTAATTCGTTTTGTACAGCCTGTGTATCTAATACATCCACATAGCATCTACGCATATCTTCTGCTAACTTATTCTTAGAATCATTCTGCTCCTTTGCTTCTATGTACTCTTTTGATTTAGTATAATCCCAAGCTTCTCTTACCTTTTCTTCTGATATACCTTTAAATTTAGGTAGTGGTTGGATATAGTTTTTTATTATCTTATCAACTATAAAGCTCATTTTATATCCATGCCCATCACAATACTCTTTAAGTAATTGATGAGTTTCTTCTGTTATTTGTACGTTCATATTATCCTAAATTTACTTTGTTAAGTTTATTTTTAATACTGAAAAGAGCATCTTCTTTATCTCTTTCAAATTTAGAATCAAAATTATGATTTAAGTTTGAGCCATTATCAAATGCAGTTTTTCTATAATGAGCGGCTTCTTCTTTTTTAAGAACATCATCTAATCCGTTTAATACCCAATCAGATAAATGCGATTGCCATTCATTAACAAATTTTAAAAATAATTCAGAACTTACAAATCCTTTTATACCATCTCTTTCAAATTTAGTACAATAGGTTGCTAATTTATCTGAAAATTTAATTTGTTTATAAAGTAGACTGGATGATTGTATTGATAAGAAATTTAGATTATAGATAAAATCTACATATGGTAGTATTATATCTGCTTTAAAATCTTCTCTTTGTTCTTTTGTTTTCCAAGCACCATGTTGGTAACTTTCAATAACTGTACTTAACATACTAATCAATAATCCGTGATTCTTTTTAAAATAGTTGTTTGTCATTTTTTTATTTGTTTTTATTTTTCTTTAATATTAAATCCATACATTTGGCTGTTTTGTAATATCACTCTTGTCCAATCATCACCGGTTCTTATTCCCAATAGTTCATAAGTTTTCTCTAATCCACCTATATCATTTATATTGAAAGCAGCTTCTGCATATTGTTCTTTAGATAAATTATGTTCAATTAATATATCCAATGCTTTCTTTATAATCTTTCTAGTACTATTACTTACAGCTTTATTAGCAGCTTTATTAGCAGCTTTATTCCCATTCCCATTTACAGTTGCATTTCCAGTAGGGTTATGTTTAGGTTTCATTTGGGTTAACCTAGAAATAACCTGTGGGTTATTGTTAGGTTTTGTTTGGGTTTCAGTTGGGTTATTATCTGGTAATATACTTACTTTAGGTCTGCCACCTTTACCACCATTTTCTCTGCTTGTATCAGTTCTTATCTTTCTGTTTTGTATTTCCATTTGCATTCTATTATTGTAATAAAATCCGTCAGCGTGTTGTGGAAATCTTTCAGCTAAATCAGTATCTTCTTCAGATAATATTGATTTTAAATCTTTAAGAGTAAGTTTACCTTTTTGATGCTGCATACATAAAAGTAAAATGTATTTACCTCTTTCTTCGTGCGTCATAGTTAAAGTTCCAACTATAAAATCTTGTGTGTAGAGTAACACAGCTGGGTCTTTACCATTTGTTTGTTTTTGATTCTGTGCCATTATATTTTGTTTTAGTTTATATAAAGTAATACAAATATACGAATAATATTTGATATTAACAAACAAAAGGGGGGTTATTGTATGTTTGCCATAATATTTGTTTTGTACATATAAATATAACGATTTTAGATAAAACGTTAAAATGTGGATAACTTTTTTCATTGATAATCAATGACTTACGCTTTTGAGGGTAAAATTAACCCTAAAACTGTTTGGTAAATTGGTAAAAACTTCGTATATTTGATATATAAACAATTAAAACAAAGTCCCTAACGGGCAACGCAAATGGCTAAAAAAGCAACAAAAAAAGTAGAAAGACAAGACTTTCACCATTTAGGTTCTCCTGACGTATTAGATGCACATTACAATACAGGTAATATGGAGTATATGATTGTATTGGGTGCTAATGGTACTAACACACATTATTTAGGTAAGCATGTTCAAAAAGGTGATGAATTGTATCTTGGCTTATCAGAAGAAGCTGCTGAAGATTTATGTAGAGAATTAATGAGTGCTATAGCTGATAGATTAAAACAAAAGTTAGAAAGGTATAATGAACAAAGGAAAATCTATTGGGCAAGTGAACTAGGCGGACAGGAAAAAGATTGGAAAACATCAAATTGGAATTCATTTAAACAATAATATGAAAGAAAAATACGTCTACTCAGATAGAGTTAAATTAGTTGAGCATAAAATTGCTGTACAAACTTTAAAAGATTGTCACTTATTTTTACAAAAAAAATTGGGGGTAGAAACCAATTTAGCTATTATGAAAAGAAAACCATATAAACATAATCAAAATTTGTTAGGAGTATATAATCATAAAAGTAATACTGTACTTTTAAATTTATACACATTGCAAGGTTGTACAATAGAAAAAGCTGTTGATACATTAGCACATGAAATGAGACATGCGATTCAATATAAGAAAAAATGGTTGACAAAATTTAAGGGAGATGTAGATAATGTAAAAGGATATTGGAAAGGTAAAGAGTATAATAATGATTATTATGATGCTCCGTGGGAAAAAGATGCTAGAAAATATGCCGCAAAATACACAAAGATAGCTAGTGATAGTTTAAATCTAAAAAGAAAATTGAAAATAACAATCTAAATAAGTTTGGTAATCTCAAATATTCTTCGTATATTTGTAATGTTTTAGTCTGCCATATAAATGTTACATTTGCGAAAAGGGAAGGGTTACACCTTCCTTTTTTTGTGCCCATACAAATACCTTACCCATAGGGAGATGTCCCCAAGCAACCGTTCCTATTGGGTCTGGTAAGGACAAAAGAAAGCCCGAATTAATCGGGCTTAGTGAGGTATGACAACTATTAGAAATATAATGGCAATTAGATAAAATATAGAATACCTCACATAGTATATAAATATAATATTATTCTTTTATCGGTACGCAATTTGGCACTTCTCTACCATCTAAGGTCTTTGTACCTATTTGTTCGTATCCATCCCAACAAGGGCCTTCTTCACCTTCAGGTGCTAAGTTGATTCCTTTATAAGAATCTTGTCTTAATTTAGATGCAATCTTAGATTGAGCACTCATTTGTTTTGATGAACGATATGTCTGATAACATATAGCGCTAGCCTGTTCTTGTGAGTATCCTGCTTTTATTTCTGCAGGTATGCAATATTTTAAATATTCTTCTTGTGTTTCTCCGGCTTTTGGTTTATCAACTGGCATAATATTAAATTTTGATTTATGGGATATTTTTTGTATCTTTACATTTAACAATTAATATTAGACATGTTGTTAAATGTCAAACACAAGTTATAGATGCCTAGAAAAAAATCTCCTAATAACCAATACTTCCATTCAGGTGTAGAAGATGCGATACATCAGTATAATCTTTCAACTGATTCTGCTGAGAAAAATAAATTATTCCGAATCATATATCCAGCTTTATCCAAAGTAGCAGAGGTTTGGTTTAACAAAATAAAACCTACATACATAGAATTAACGCCCGAAGAAATACAGGCAGATTGTTTGTGTTTCTTAGTAGAAAAAATGCATATGATTAAAGTGGGTAAAGGTAAAGCATTTAGTTACTTAACAGTTACCGCAAGAAACTATTATATTCAACATAATCAGATTGCATATAAGAAAAAATTAAAAGCATATTCTTTAGATGCTTTACCTGATACGTTTGATATAGAGGATGTAGTAACCGATAGAGTTGAAAAAATGGAATTAAACGCCGCTCTATTCCATTCGTTTATGGAGTATATGGAAGAAAACTTTGATAGATTATTTGGTAGAGAAAAGCACAAAGAATTTGGTAGATGTTTAATTCAAAAAATAAAAGATAATTTATTAGTAACTGATTTCAATCGTAGAGATATATTGAATGAGATTGCTGCTGAAACAGGTATTCAAAGAGGTCTAATAACCAAACACCTTAGTAAAGTTGTATCTCAATTTTCAACCTTTAAAGATTATTATGAAAAATGGGGTAAGAAACCAGAGTTTGAACAAAAGTTATTTCTTACCGAAAACGATAAAGAATATATTAAAACCCATTACCAACACTATTCTAAAAAGTTTGGATTGCAGGGTATGGCTCGTATATTAGGTGTAGAATATGAAGTAGTAAGAGAATGGGTTAGTCAACGAGAAACGTTACGCCATTGATTTCAATCTTATCAATTAGGTCATAAACAAAAGTTCTATAATCTCCTTTCTTCATATCATAGAATATCATATAACCTAATGCATTATAGTTGTAAGGTACGCCTGGACTTCTAGATGGTCCATCAAATGTAAATACTTCTCTACCATCATAATCATCACCTTCAATTGTTTGTCCCCATATTTTTAATGGTACAAACTTATTTGTTAATGTTAAAGAGCGTAATCTTCTAACACTAATCCTTTGTGGCTTTGTTTGAAAATGTAGTATTCTATTTAGTACTTTATTACTATCCATATTATTATACAATTGGTCCGCCAGTCACCCACGCATCGCAGGTTCTACTTGCAGCACATTTAAAATCAAAAGCATCGCAGTATCCTAATACTCCTGCTTCTATACTATCGTAAGGGTCTACGCCTTCTTGTCCGATTCCTTCTGCAATACATTCCAATATTTCTGGAGTTCTATAAAAGAATGCGCAATTACCACAAAGGGCTTTTTTTGCACTTTGGATATCTCCTTCAAATTGTCCTGCTTTTGCTTCCCAATATTCTTCGTTTGGTTCTTCGGGATTGAGTGGTCCATAATTTGCTTGTTTAACAGCTACGTGTCTATTATAAAGATTTAATGCAATGTTTTTTGTTGCTGGAGGACACTCTTGAAAATCTTGTAATATAGGAGGTACATCACCAAATGTAGCAGGTGATACTGAACCAGATGCCGGTTCTCCAGCGTATGATGAACCTGGAATAGAAGGTTGTGATTGTTCGTTTAATAATCCTAACTCTCTTAATTTAGATTTAGCCCATCTACCAGCACCAAGGCCCCCCCAGCTATCCATCATCAATTTACCACATCCATCTGAATATGTTTTTGATGTTTGTAAATCTATTTCATGTCTACTAACATAAGAGTACATTCTCTTAATAGTTTCTACTGAAATAGGTTCGCCTTTGGCTAACTGGTTTGCTCGTTGCTTTCCAACCGGAGTTCCGCAAGAACCCCAACCATTCTTATCTGCCCATTCTAATGCTCTTTTTGCATTATTCTTAACCGAATCAGGATAATCAGAATAAGATTCTAAATCAATTCTTTTTTTTTTATTGTAGCGATTATCTTTAGAGATAACTGCTTTAATCTTTTTTAGTACAATTTCTGCTTCTATATCATCTAAAGTATCAATATCTTTTTCCATTAGTTCTAATTCTACTTTCGCAGCCGCTACTAATGAATGAGAAAAAAGACCTTCTATACTGAAGCCTGAGAATTTTTTATCTTTTATTTGTTGCCAAACTTTATCATCTGTCACTTTGAATATTCCCATCCAGGTTCCTATCGGTACTGAAAATCCATATAGTGCTGATTTATCTTTAGTTGTTGATTCTGTAATCCAACTCTCTACTAAACTTACACCATCTATTCTTTTCTCATGCTCAACAGTCACAGCATCGTTGTATTTGTTTTTTAAATACTTTTGTGCTAATTGCTCTATTGTTTCTGGCTTTAAGAATACATGGTAACTATTACCTTCACCATCTATACGCAAGATACGCTTGTTTGGAATAAGAATAGGACCTAAAACTAGTTGCTTTTCTTCATCTACTTTTTCAAACTTAATTTCTTCTTTATCAAAAGCAACCCACCCTAATTCTATGGCAGGAGAACTCACTAGCGAAACTGCATAGACTTCATCGCTCTCATCTAAAATTTTAAGTTCATATACTAATTCTTCTTTTATCATAATCATTTAACAATTTATCTTTGATTTGTTATCATATATACATATATATTTCTAACCACCGAATGTTGCTGCAACGTTAGTTCTTCTATCCAAGGCCTGCTGGCTTGACACCTCACCCGAGATGACGTACGCGCGTAATGGCTTTCCGCTCGCTGCTCCAATTGATTCTGCAATTTGTGAACCCGGTGTTGCCGCTTGTGTACCTCCTATTACAGGAGTTGGTGTTCCTCCCACACTCGGTGTTGCTATTGATGCACCTCCACCACCACCCGTTGCCGCTGAACTTGCACCTGATGCCTGTGATTCATATGTTTGTGCTTTAATTAAAGCAACTTTCTTATATCCAAATATTAATGCCGCAGCCGCTGCAGCCGCACCTAAAGCAGGTCCAACAACTGGAATTATTGCAAGTGATTGATATGCCTGAATTGCAGATTGTAATGTTCCAATAATAGCTTGTGCAATTTGTGTTTTCTTATTTTGTTCAAATGCTTTCTTTCTAATTCTTTCTTCTTCAACTGCATTACCTTTTGCGTTTTTAAGGTCTTGCTCTTGCTGCATTTTATTTACTTCAGAAGCAGCACTAAAGATATTACTTACCGCACTTAGTATATTAGATGCATAACCTAAGTAAGCATTTAATTCAGAAGTGTTTACATCTTTTCTTTGTGCTGAATATTTCTTTTGTATATCAGTTTGAGCAGCTTCAAACTCCTCTTTACTAATCTTTTTCTTTTCGTACTGAAGTTTTAAATCTGTTAATTCTCTATTCTCTAATTCATTTATAAGTGCTAATCTATTATCATAATAAGCCCTCGTACCAGCAATTAATGTTTGTCCATTTAGTTCTAATAATCTTAATCTCTTATCAGAAGCTTCTTGTTGAGCAGCTAATAATTTAGCAGCATCTTCATCATCGTACTTTTTATTAATTGCAGCTATTTCTGCTCTACCTTGCTCTAATACTGCTGTTGTATCCTTGATACCAGCTTTTTCTAATGCTAGTAATCTTTCGTTTTGTTTTAATCCTGCATTGTATATCTCCTGGTCTCTTGATGATAAAGATGCAACATAAGCATCATTTACTACTTTGTTACCTTCATCTAAAATCTTCTTAGCCTTTTCTAATTCCTCATCTCTATACTTCTTATCAATTGCAGCTAATGCTTTTGCCTGTGCTTCTTTTAATTGAGTTGTATCATCACCATACTTAGTTGCAAGATATAATAGTTTACCATAGTGTTCATTTACCTTATATTCTTCTTGTTCTCTTTCAGAAAGTAATGATAAGAATGCTTCCTTTTGTCCATCTAATAATTCCTTTTGTTCTTCCTCTCTAATTTTTTTAGCTTCTTCAGCTGCTTTCTTTAAATCATCACCTTGTTCTTTTAGATTTTCTTTTTGAGTCTTGGTCATCTTTTTAGTACCAGTCTCAAATCTATCCATTGCACTATCGTAATTTTTACTAAATCCAGTCACACTTTCTTTAGCATCACTCCATGCACCTTTGAAATCACCTTTAAGTAATTTAACTACTGCTCCACCTAATTTACCTAATGATTGGAATACTGCAGTAATTGATGAATATACAACACTAAATGCTTTACTAACATATGGTAATGCTTGTGTTGCTAATTCTATAAATGCATCTATCAACGGCATTATAGCTTCTAATACACCATTAAGAATCTTTTCTAAACCAATCATTAATGGTTCAAACTTCTTTACTGATTCTTCTGATTTACTAAATGCAGCCGCTATACCACCTACTGCAGCTACTATTAAACCAATACCAACTGCTTTAAATGCTGCACCAAATGATTTAGTTGCAATTTCTAATTTTCTAAATGCACCTGCAATCGCTCCAACAGGACCTGGTGCTGCTTCTAATTGGTCTGCAAATGATTTAGCACCAACCTTAGCTTCTTCTAACGCATCCTCAACATCTTTAATATCTTTGGATATCCTTTTAAACTCAGCAGAACCTGCAGCAGTTTCTTTCAATTGCTTTTTAAGTTCTTTTAATTGCTTAATAGAAGGTTCAATGTTTGTATCAACATCTATTTCTACTTCGGTTTTATATCTACTTGTATTTTCGGCCATAGCTATTTCTTACGTTTTAATTTTCTTTTTAAGAACTCTTTTAGCTCTTTCCAAGTAGATGGATATTTGTATTTACCTTTGGCAATATCAATATTTTCGGATACACCATATAATGGGTGCAAGTTTAGTATATCAATTATATTCTTAATCATGTCCATTTAACATTTAAATTGTGTTTTGTAATTGAGGGTTTATAGGAAACAAAATCATACATTTATCATTGTAGTGTGGATATCCTACCTCAAACTCCTCATTTATAAGGTAAATTGGTTTCAAAACAAATGGTTCAACAAGTAAATTAATACACTTCCAACCACCATCTTTTATATCAGTATTGGTAATCCAACGTGTGAATGATGTAGCTAAAAGGTATTTACTCCCACTTCTTTTTATGTTATCTAATGCTTTATGTACATTTTCATTTGTTAAGTGTCCTAAACAATCTCTAACAAATACTAAATCAACTTTAGGTAAATCATCTTTAGTTATATCTAATACTCTGAAATCTACATTAGGGTATTTAGATTTGTTTTCTTCAATTAAAGGTTTAACAATGTCAGCACCTATATAAGATGCTCCACATAAATCAACGTTCTTCATCCAATTCCAATCTCCGCATGGGATATCTAAAATAGATTCTATACCATATTTTTGTAATAACACAGGTAATTCCTTACTAACTGATTTTGTATATTCCATTTCAGAGCCTAATCCACTTACACTTTCAGCAGATTGCCATAAGTTCTTTTCGTATATTTCGGTAAACGTTTCTTCTAAGTTATGCATAATATCCATTCCATTTAATATTTGAATAGTAACCATATAAATGATTACTCCATACAAGTCCTAAATGTGGATAACGTGTGAGCATTATTAGTGGTGTTAAATCCGATTGTTTGTGTGCTTCGTAAGGATTTATCAAATGATGTTCATTATGATAGAAATCTACACCACCTTGCGGACATATATAAGGTACTGCTACCAATACATTTTTACATTTGTTTAGTACTATATTTGAATCTTCTATTGTAAGATGTTCTAACACATCACCAATTATTACAAAATCATAATCGGATACATCGTAATCTACAATGTTTCCAACGTATATGTTTTTATATTTTTCTGATAGGTTATATGCGTTTACATACCCATCATAGATTTCTAATCCATCTATATGATATCCAAATGGTTTTAGATAATCTGCATATGTTCCAACACCAGGTCCTACATCTAATATTTTAGATTCAGTTGTGGTATTGTTTTTAATAAATTCAATTGCTTCAGTTTTTCCGAAATGATATGAGTGTGGCATTATTTTAATATTGTTTTTTGTGCTGTTTCTTGTACTTGCTTCCAATAATAAGAAGATGCTCTACTTTCATCAATTTCCAAAACCTCATCATAAGGTAATTTATTGATGTAAGCACCTTTAAAAAATAAACCTTGCATATCAACCGTAACACCGGCATTGTGAAGTATCCAGTGTTTCTCAACTCTATCAACCGGGTCAGTAGACCAACCAAAAGAAATTCTGTCATCAACTTTAGTTTCGTGTCCTGATAACCAAGCATTCCAAAGTAAACTCCACATACCAGCTGTCCATTTCTGAATTGGATAATCACCTTCATACTTTTTTACATATAACGGTTCTACTTCACAAAAGTAATCATACATTGTGATTGCATCCCTTTCTACTTTATTCCAAAACTCCCAACCTTCTCCATTAACAATGTATTGAGCTCCACCTGAATGTGAGTTCATTAACTTTGGTATTCTTTTATCTATACCAATAATCTCACACATCTTTTCATAGATGGCATTATCTTTTTGTTGAATATAATCGTAATTGATATAAGAGTTAGTATCACTCAAACTCCATACATTACTTTTACGAACCCAATCTAACTCAGGTCTACGTGTAAAAATGATATCACTATCGTGTAGGAAAAGAACCTCGTCCTTCAACTCTGGATGAGCTTTGAGGTGATTACTCATTAAGTTAAAGTAAATGGCAGGAATGTACTTAAAATCACTCCTGGTATCATTGTAGAAGAAGAATCTTACAGTGTTGTAATGATTTTGTAGTTTCCTCCAATCTTCAGGTACGATATCATTATTTATCGCACATAAAATATCAATTTTGTTTGGATTTACTCCATGCTTAATGAAGTTGTTAATTAGTACTTCAACTTGCCAAGTATAATATGAATTTGCTGGTTGAGCACAAATGAATCGGATGTCTTGCATAACATTAGTTTTTTTTATTTAATTACCTATCATTTAACAATTCAAATAATCTTTGTGGTTATGGGGATGTAAATGTGTTATAGTAAAAATTACCAGATGAGGTAAATGTATGTATAATTTTATAAGTTTGATAGTCTATACTTGTTTGGGTAAAAGAACTTCCAGTTATTGCATATAATTGAGGACGGGCAGCACCTCCAGCAGCTTGATACCAAAATTCAACCTTTCCACCGTTTAAAATAGGAATAGATGTGTTTGGTCTCATTGCTATTGAGCTACTTACTCCAGATTCAATTTTTGTTACAAATAAGCGTGATTGGCCACAAGTAAAATTAGAATCTAAAGGAACGAATATTATAGGAGGTACTGTTATTCCCTCTGAAGTAAGATAATTAGGTCTAAATGATGAACCTGATGTTAATTGTATGCTACCAGTATAAATAGTGTATGTATCAATACCGCTCGCGCCACCAAAGTTAGATTGGATATATCCCCAATTACTTTGATTACATCCAGCTCCTGGAATTGCTCTTGTAAAACTACCTGTACCAAATGCTGAAAATCCACTATTATAACCTCCGTTTTCAATAAGAGATTCTACACATTCTGAACAAGGGTCTTCATATTGCTGCGAAGAAAAACTATCCAACAAAACAACGTCTGTAGGAAAATCTGGTAATGGCGAGGGAGGAGGAAATATTCTAAAACATTTATCACCTGTGAAAACATTACTTCCAGATAAATATAATATAGAAACTGTTGCAAAACTAGTGTCATATAAAGGAATTGGTGATGTTAGTCTGACTATATAACTTGAGGCAACGGCACCAGGACAATTTGTTTGTGCTGTGTAATAATAATATGGAGCAGCAGTAGTTGTTGTAGTAGTTGAGGTACTTGTTGATGTTGAAGTAGTACTTGTAGTTGAAGTAGTACTTGTAGTTGATGTTGAAGTAGTTGTTGTTTCAAAACATGTATTAACCGCAGTAATAAACCCACTAGAATTAACGGTATAACAATTAGTACCATCAGAGTATTTACCAGCTGGTGCAGCAGATTCACCTGAAGCATCTAAGTACATTCGGCATCCAACATTAGGAATAAAACAATCAATATATACGTTTTGTGTCATAGTTAATTTTTCGTTGTGGTTATACCTGTCTATTTAATGAAGTTTCAAAATTTTGTACTATTGTATATAATGTTGCCATTTCATTTTGGGTTAAACCTTTACCGATAGCTGCAAACGCATAGTTTCTATTTGTAAAGTCTAAAGGTCCAGTTCCATCATTAAGTGCTCCAATAAATAAAGGTACATTACTAACGGCATTACCAACATAAGGTGTTTGTTCAAATCCAACAAGTTTAACTCCATTTTTATATACTCCATTACTACCTGATGCTGAACCGGATACAATGTTTCCCTGATTGTTATATATAGTAGTTGCTAAAGTACTGCCACCAAAGAAACCACTAGCAGTAAGTTGTGTAGGATATACTGCTGAATTTTGTGTATTACTATATACCGTATTTTCACTACCAGTAACGTTGTATTGTATAATCAATGAACTTGCGTTATTTCCTGTACTACGTGAACCAATATCAATGCCACTTGGTCCATTAGTTCTACTATAAATGTGTAGAGATGAACTTACATACCACATATCACCCGCGTATGCTTCTGGTACCTGTGCATTAAATGTATTAGGTATTATACCTGTATTTGCAGATGTATTAGTACCATTTCCTGTTATACCATTTGAATCATGTACCCAAGAACCATTAAATGTAATTGTATAAGAACCTGTATTAACTAAATTATATCTATGTGAATTTGCATTAGCTCCAACAAATGGATATATTGCATACATTTTATCAAACAAATTAGATCCTGATAAATCGTTATATAGTATTTGTACATAATTTATTGCAGAACCCGTTATACCAGATGCGGTTACAAACGCCTGCACAGGAGGTGTAAGAATTAAAGGAGCTATTGTAGTTGTAGTTGTTGTTGAAGTAGTACTTGTTGAAGTAGTACTTGTTGTAGTTGTTGGGTTACATAAATCAGCATCTGTACACGCTACATCACAATCAGATACATCATAACCAAAACATTTAAAGAATAATTTTGTAGGTAAATTTAATGAATCAGCTAATATAGGACCTAATAACTGAATAGTACATTCTCCATTTTTTAAGTTGTAATCATTTATTGCACGTAAGTGATAATAGTTACTTCTGAATTCAACAACATCATTTTGTTTTAATTCACGATAATCAGCTAAAGGAATAATTGCAGAAGCATTTATTAATTTAGTAAGTGGATTATATAATAGATTTAAATAAGTGCTCCAATATTCACTATATAAAGATGCAGTTGGTGTTTGTCCATAACTAGCTTCTTCATTATAAAAAAGTAATGATTTAGAATTTACAGTAGGAAACGAACCTGATACAACATTATAATTGTCAAAGTAAGGAAAAGTAGATTGTTCAAATTGTTGCGCTAATTGGTTTTGTACCCAATATGGTTCACATTCAACTTGCCCATTATAAAATAAAAGACGTGGTAATACTCTTGCGGGTTTATATGTCTGGTCCGAAATATAAGTTGGTATGTATATCGGTATTACTGCCATAGTTTATTTTATTATAACGGTACACAATTACTTCCAACACAATATAGAATGCTTATTACTTCACCATTAGTATCAATTTCTGCAATTTTAAATGGTCCTGTATTTGTATCAGTTGACGTATTTGAGTATGCTACAAATCCAGCGTATCCACCTTGCCCATATATTGTATCACCAATTGTAAGAGAATTATAATCCCCATCTGCATTGGTAAGAACTTGTATTAAATAATTTGTAGTACAATAATCTGAACACGTTCCTCTAACATTACCATGTGTGTATATCGTTGGTGAAGCCGTAGTAGTAGTTGTAGATGATGTTGAAGTACTTGTTGAAGTAGATGTACTTGTTGAAGTACTCGTTGAAGTACTCGTTGAAGTAGATGTAGATGTACTCGTTGTAGTGCTAGTACTTGTAGTTGTAGTAGAAGTACGATTTAATATAGCATCTACTACATCATCTAATATAGGACCTAATAATTGTATATTACATTCACCATTCTTTAGATTATAATCATTAATCGCTCTTAGGTGATAATAGTTTCCTCTGAACTCGACAATGTCATTTAGCTCCATTTCAAAATAGTCCGCTAGGGGAATGATTGTTGATGCGTTAATTAGACGAGTGCGTGGGTTATATAATAGGTTTAAATAAGTGCTCCAATAAGTTGAATATAAAGATTCAGTTGGTTTCTCACCATATGCAGGTTGTTCATTAAAAAATAAAAGAGATTTAGAATCAGTTGTTGGAAATGAACCTGATACTACATTGTAGTTATCAAAATACGGAAAAGTAGATTGCTCAAATTGTTGAGCAAGTTGATTTTGTAACCAATATCCCTCACATTCTACTTGTCCATTATAAAATAGAAGGCGTGGTAAAACACGACTAGGATTGTAGTTCTGGTCTGAGATATAGGTTGGTATGTATATTGGTATTACTGCCATAGTTTATTGATTTCCACCACCACAATAATTACCGGTATTATATCCTATAACTCCATTAGCGTTACTAATTTCGTATATTGGACCTCCTCCATAATCAGCAGGTGTAAAGTAATTGTATCCATAAACAATGTTTGTACCGTATTCATCATAATATGCAGTCTGTCCTGCATTAACAGTACCATTATCAGTATAGATGTTAAAAGAAATATAACTATTACAAACAGCACCAGGATCAAAAGAATCATTTGAAAATCTATAATATCCTGCATTATATTTTACTGGCTGTGGTGCTATACCAGCTACTGAACCTGATAGACCTGTACCTGCTATTCGGATTAATGGTGAAGAAGCTAAAGTTGTTTTAACTTCAAACTTACCTTGTGAAAAGAAATTGTTCGTATCGGTAAAATAACTCTTACCATATTCTCTATTTGCAGCTTTACTAAATTGTTGTGAGATATAATCCTGGTCTAATGTATCACTAAAGTTTAATTCGTTTACAGCTAAGTTGTTTGCTGGAATTACTTCTATCTTATCATCTAAATTAATGTATTTATTAAAATTCTTAATAGTTCCTTGTTTGTACCAAGTGTTAAATGTTTCAACTATAAATTGATTTTTTACAGTTTTAGATGGATATATTACAAGATTAAATTTCTTTTGTATTCCTTTAATAAAATCAATTAGTTTAATACCTGTTGTACCAAACGGCATATTAAGAGGTATGTTCATAATTCTACCATCAGCAGCTTGGTTTACTTTTTTTATTTCTAAATAAGATTTAGTTGTACCCTGCGGGTCTAACGTTACAAGCGGTTGTGCAGTTGGTGCTGCGAAATTAGGTCTTTGACGGATTTGGAAATAATAATTACCTGGTGGTAATGGTTCATTTGTTGCAAATTCAGTTTGTAATTCAAAGTTTTGATTTATACCTCCACTTCTGCTTTGCTGTAATTGGTCAAAATAAAATATATAAGATTGTATTGCACTTAATGCGTATGGGGTACTACTACCTGTTTCTATTAAACGATATTGCCACGTACCATTTGCTGTTAATGTACCAGGCATATTATTAACCGCACAATTTACATTTATGTTTATGTTTAATACTCCTTTTAATGAAGATGTAACATCTAATCTATAAGCACCATTATTATAAAACCCTTGTGGGTCTGATAATGAGTTATACCAAGGTAGAGTTACAAAAGTATTTTCAGTTAATACAATATCAGTCATACCACTGCCACTAATCGCTCCTACTTTTATTTTACCATAACCTTCTAAATCAACACCTGAAAATTCAGGATATTGTAGTGAGTTATTACAAAGTAAATAAATGTCATCTAAAAAATTATTTTTAACATCAATACTGCCTGACATTGATGAGTGATTCTGACAATTATAGTATAGTGTTGATGGTGCGTTGTATGGTACAGTCCAAGTTATTGTTCCATTATCAGTACCATTATTAGTTACACCTGTATTGTATGCATTTCCTGTACCGGTACTACTTACACTTTTAATCCAAAAAGGATGACCGGGTGCGTTTACATTAAATACAATAGTTTTACCTTCTGCTATTTCTAATGTTGGATTTGAACTTCCATTTATTACATAGTTACCGCTACCATTGTTAGTTACTGTATATGTTGTAGGTAACGATTCATATGGGTCAAAGAATGAACTTGTATAGGTGTATCCTGCAAAATCAAATATTGCATCCCAAACCTTTGTCATACGAATAGCTGGTTTGAAATCTATTGTTGATAATGCACCTTGATAATCATCCATTCCAAATAATTCGTATTGACCTGATGTGAATTGATATCCACTACCATAATCCGCTAGGGGATAAATTATATCACCATTAAAAAGACTACCACTCCAAGAAGAAGTTACCGCTCCAATAGAAGCAGTATGGTTGTATGAATTTAGTGGTGTTAAATCAGTTAAATAATTCTTATTAACAGTTATACCAAATGAAGATAATGCACCGAATATAGTTACCTCATATGAATCAATAAATTTATTTGCATAAACATTAACCTTATTCAATTGAAGATAACCTTGTGCTAAATACAAACCATCAAAATCCAAATAAGCTGGAACTTTAATGTTTGTAGCAAATGTATCAGGTGAAAAAACTGAGATATCATAAACGTGCTCAAAGAACGCGTTATTCTTTTTAGTGCCAGGTAATTGTATCTGACGTGTGAAATCAGTTGGCAATACACCCAAATCAAATAGACCAGTAACATTATCCGATAACTTAATATCTTCGTCTGCAAATAGGTCTAATATTGTATCATTTGCCACTAATTTAAAAACAAAACCTTGCGTACTAGTTTGGCCCATTATATTATTAATTTATAAGATTGTCCCCAATCAAAATCAAATTGGTATTGAATTAGTTTATCATTTACTCCTGTCTTAAATACGATGTTATTTGTTGTAATTGTAATAGGTCTTACAAGTTCAGTTGTAGTAACACCGGCTTGGAATCCATTATCATATCCATTGTTAAATCCTTCACCAATTGCGTCTTGACCATACACCCAATATATTTCATCAGAAACCAATAATTGTTTTAATATATCATTATAAGCTTCACTAATGTATGGTGTGTTTACACTTAGGGTTTGTTTGGAATCGGTAAGGTAGTTTAAGTTTGAGCTATCATAGTTTTCATAACTTAATGTTGAACCTTGCCAACTACCCAATTGCGGTTGATATGTACGTTTAGTAGATGAGAACCCTTGACGATTAACTAAATAAAAATTAAAGTAATCAAATTGTCCATATCTATTTTTCCATTTAATTCGGATGTTTGGATACTTTTGGATACAATCTTTTCGGAATAAAATAGAACTCCCTAATGCGGTTGAACCAGAAAATGCTTGTACACTAAAGAAATCTTGTACTGGATTTAGCGGCCAGTCATCACAAAGAACTCCAATAGGAAAATAGTTTATTTGATTTGAAGATGATACATCACCACTAATTGTGTAGGTTGCATTATTTAATGAACCTGAATATACTATCTTTGTAATTACTGGATTACCTATATCACCACAATATGCACTCATCCAACCCACTGTACCATCTAAGAAAGATTGTGTTGCAGGTCCATCACTCATTATCGGCCAATGGATTGACTTAGATACTATTTGTTGGTTGATAGGTTCTTGAAATATTGCGTACCCATCTAATGCTTTATATAATCCTGAACTTACTTTAGATGATGAAACAATTACGTTTGAAGCATTTGTATAATTCCAATAAAAATCAGCTTTGTAATAAGTTACGTTAGAATTGTTTGCAAAAGATAAATCAGTAAGTGTTGAGTTGATTATTCTACTTACATCAAAAATACCTACCAAACTAGTGTTAGGGTATTTAGTTAGTACATAATCTACCGAACCTGATTGGTTGGGTGCACCTGTCCAATAATACAGGTCTGCATAATATTGAAATGATGAACTATAAACAACATTCGTATTCTCAAACACCGTAAACACCATTGGTGATTGTGCTAACGATGCCGAAGCTGGAAATTGTGTTATGGATAAGGACATGCTTTATTAATTTATCATTTAACCAACGAAAACGTATTTGTATTTGATGGTTACTTTAAGATTTTCTGTACTTCAGTATCTAATTGCTTCTTAACATCACGTAAAATAGTTTTATTAATATACCCTTTTACGGCGTTATCAATTGTTTTCTTCACTTGAGCAGAGTTTGCAGCTTCCTCAGCAAATGGTCTAGGTCCATATGCTTTTGATGTTCCTTTACCATAATATGGGAAGTATCCATACTCAAAGCCCGGTGGCATAAAATTCAATAGGGTTACGAATGAAGAAGTTCCTTTAAGACTTTTCTTTCGTTTATCACCAGGTCCTGTCATCCTCTCTAATGTGTTATATCTCTTAATAGCACTATATAAGTCACCTGTATCATAAACCGGTCTCTGTCTTTGAATCATATAGAGTAAAGACAGTTCTTTAAATACTTTTGCTACTTCTCTAAGTTCTTTCATTATTAAGGAAATAAATTATATAAGCATCTAGGTCTATCGTTGTGTGTAACTAAATCAAATGTAGCTACCCATCCACCTAATCCATTATCAAATTTATCCTTAAATGCTTCACAACTTATTCCTTCTGGTATATCAAAGTTATCAACTGCGTATTGTGTGTATGATGTTAAATCATTAATTATACTCAATGTATTTGCGTGTATATCAACGGTATCATCCGTACCAAAGTAAGGAATATCTTGTTTATTGTGTACACCAGTACTTTCATTATTCTTTAATTTAATCTTATCCGCTATTGTAAGTTGACAAGTATAAGTTGTAACTGAGTCAGTAAATGTGGCGTTTGTAATAAGAATATTACCTAAAGGATATGCAGGAAATTCTCTATCATCTATTTCAAATACATCACCTTGTGTGACTGTCTGAATAGATGGATGATTTGTCATTATTGTTTTAAAATAATTTAATGCGTTATAGTACAATGTATAATTTGTACCTATATTATTTACTACATTCAATGGCATATTGTTATGGTTTTAAAGTTGAATACCGCCAAAATACTGATTGGTAAAATCAGGATAAACCTGTGTAAGATTACCAACACTTTGCAAATATTGTGGTATCTGATTAGAATAAGCAACTAAATAGTTTTGTAAACGAGTTGCGTAGAAATCAGCAGAGTTGAGAGCCTTTTGTAAAAGGTAATCAATCTCATTTTTAGAGGGTGCTGTTGATTGTTCACTCAAATGCTTTACTGCACCTTCGCTTTTAAATTGAATGGAAGAAAAGGGTATGTATTCAACGCAGCCATACCATATTAGTGTGGGTTTGATATGGTCATTCATTAGGTCTTGGTAATATGAATTTAAGTTACCATATGTACCCGCTTCAATTTGTTCTTGGATATAGTAAAATAAAACAGTACCTAATAGGTTTAACATATATTTGTCCTGTGCTGTTCTCACAAAAGGTAATAACCTATCAGCATCTATCGCTCCTTGCAATGGACTGTTTTTAATAATATCGTTTCTACTTACAAATAATGCGTAGCTCATATTGTTTATAATTTAAATGTTTCAAAGTTTTTAGAAAAATTAGGATTACTTCTACTGTAATCACTTAGTTGTTCTTGTTCTATGTTTGGGTCTATTGTTGTTTCATCATCAATCTGTTCAGGGTTTTCAGCCTGTTCGTTGATATCATCTTCAACTTGTGTAATTGTTTGTCCGGTTTCTTCCGCAGTTTGTGAAAGAATTACCAATGGAGTTAATTGTTCAAAGTATAATTCAGTATCAGCGTATCCACCAATCTCTAATGCATCAGCTATAAAGTTAATGATTAAGTTTTGGAATGGAGTAATTGTCATTGTTTGTAAGATAGAGAAAGCTGTTTTCATTTCTTCTGATTGAGAACTGAAACCATTGGCTTGTGTACGAATACCAAATAATAATGGAGATGTAATTCTATGTCCAACTAAGATACGGTCTTGTGCGTAATCACTAACATACTGATACTTTTCATGTAAGTTATCTATGTTAATTGCTTCTATTGTTGGTTTTCTTTCTGCATCATCGTTAAATGAAATCATAAATCTACCAGCGTTTCTAGTGCCCGTAAACTTCTGCTCAATCATACTTTCAATAGTTTGTCTTTCTTCAGGAGCTGGAATACCATTATTCATATTAATCATTACTAACGGCATAAATCCATTCTCAATGTTATTTAAATGTAAGTTAGATAATTCAGCTTCTACAAAAGAAAATTGTAAAGCAGGAATCCAATCAGGTAGTGAATAATAATATTTACCTGGTGAGTAATTCTTTACATACAATAATTCCATCTTATCGTTTGAAGTACCAAATGCTGATATTCTTTTCTTACTTCTTTGTGCTTTATGGTCACTCCAATCAGTACAATAAAAATAGTTTTCAATCTTTGGATTATCGTATATCTTTTCCGCTCTTATGTTTTGTATAGGAGTGTGATAGAATTTGATTACTTTTGTGTGTGTATCATCCCAATAGACTTGGAATGCAGCATTACCATAAAGTTTTAAATCAAATACAACTCTCCTTAATTCTTCTTGTGGTATTAATTTTCCTAATGTATCTTGAAAGGATTCATCTTTAGAATATAATCCTTTACCATATATTAGGTCTGCTATACCTTCTACACACGCTGCGTTTGTTGTTGATGTTGTGTAAGCATCAGTTATGTTTTGAAAGTAATCATCTGGTTGAATTATACCAACAGGTACCCAATTATATCTTGTCTTTATATCTTCAACTACAATAGGAATTTGTTGAGATGTTAAGTTGACTACTGAGAAACTTTGTTTTTCTTTCATATTAATCTAGTATTATGTATTGATTGTTTGTTATATTGCTCTTATATTCTTCTTCAACACCCAATTGATTTATATACTCTGGCTTATCAATTGATTGTGATGCAAATACTGAAATAGAACCGTCCCAAATAGAACCAGTTGTATCAGTTATAGATGCTCGGTATTGGTCACCTGTACGTGCACCTGATATAGATGCTGTCCAATTAAGAATACTCTCATACGCATTATATGTGTAAGGTCTTGCAGATGCACTAATTGAAGATGTTGTATTCACCAACGTTAGCATGTTCTGCAGATTGAGTGTAAGATTAGATGAGCCCGTTGGAGCTATTCTAAATGAATAATAATTGCTTCCTGATATGTAGTATGCTAGCATTATCTTGTCTTTATGTTGTTTTAACTATACATTTAACAATCATATAGAACAAAGTAGTGAAATATATTAATGCTACTTTACCACCAACGTAAGTAATTGGGAAGTGAATTCCTTCCAATATTCACTAAGTAGCATGTTATACCCTATCTTGCTACTTATTTGACATAAAAAATAACTAAGTCTGAAGTTTTGAGTACCATCTATATCTGCCATATGGCATAAAAAAAGGGGGAACTGAGTTCCGCCCTTTAATATTTTAAGTGTAATACTGATTAGTTTGTACCATTCACTATTGTTGGTGGGTTTGTCACAGCTCCAAATGGCGAACCAAATGTTGAGCCAGAGATAAACGCCGCTGGGAATTGTTCTTGACCAGTAAATGTAATACTGTATCCATACAAATCTCCAATTGCTCCGCCGGTTTGAATTGTACCGCCGGTAACATCTGCACCTTCTCTTTGTCCTACTAATAGAGTATCTCCATTCATAGTGTGTACAAAGATTTGAGGTCTTCCGTAAGCCATCAACTTTAATTGAGTAGTCATCTCATTTGTCAACTTCTTTAGATTTAATGTTAATTCTTGTGAAAAGAATGTAGTACCATTTTCTCTAGAAGTGTTCACAGTTTCAGTATATGCACTTGTTCCTTTTAGGTCATAGAAATAAGCTGTAAGACCTGATGGTAAAGTTTCGATTAATGCATCGGATTCACCATTAGTTATGTTAGCTAAAGAACCAGTAAAGTTTACAAAATAAACTCCTGATAGTCCACCAACACTTTCTTTACAAACTTCATTTCTACCTGCTGATAAATTACAAGCCATAGTTTTTAAATTTTAGTTTTTAATTTCTGAAACTTAAAGAGTGAGAGAGGGAATTAAACCCTCTCATTATTCACTCAATTAAATTAATAGTTTTTGTGTATTGCGATATCGTTTCCAATTCCGAACACTGTATCCGCAGTATATCTCATAATAACACGGAAATTTTGTGAGCCGTCTAAATCTTCCATATCCAATAATTTTACAGTATTGTAATCTGAAGTTAAACCAGTTCCGAAGAACAAGTTAGATTTTTGAGCCGCCACCATTGCAGATGAAGCAAGACCAGGGCAATACGCTAATTCAATACCATTGAAGTTAAGTGGTTTCTCACCTACGTTCAATTGATTGTTGAAACCGTTTGCACCTTGTGCACCACCAGCTAAGAATTGTTGGTAAGCCTTAACTACGTTTGTTGGAACGTAAATCATTAAGTCTTCTTTACCATATACAGTTTGAGGGATTGCGTCAACTAAAGCGTTCAAAGCAGTTGCTACGTTTGCTGAAGTGATTGAACCAGAAACTGAAGATGTTACAGGAGCGTTTACGCCACCTGCTACTACTGATGAAGATAATTCATTGTAGATACCTTGGAATTGTCCGTTTGTAGCAGGATTACCTCTCCAAATAGATTCTTCAGTTGCTTCCGCAACCTTGCCACCAACATATGATACCAAGAAATCCGAGAAGTTCGCTGGTACAGAATCGAAGGCTGAAAATCCTAATTGTAAAGCTTCCCAGCTATCTAGGAATTCTTGCTTACAAAGTTCTAAGTTTACTTGTAGCTCTTTTGGTTCTAAGATTCTTTCGGTAAGAGCTACTGTACCTGAAGTTGCGAAATCACAAGATGCATCGTTTACAATACTATCAACAGCAATCTTTTGGATTACTGATTTGTATTTAACGTTTGGCATTATTGTGATGTAGCCATTGTCCAATGTACGTGCAGATAAAAGAGCACTCGCAATATATTTTCCTGCGAATTCTCCAGAATAGGTACTGGTTACTGATGGCTGAGCGAAATTTTGATTTTTTCTCATTTTCAATAAGTTTTTGTTATTTGTATAATTTTGATAAGAATGTAGATTGTGAACTCACAACTTTATTGTTCTTACTCATTTTTATGTTTTGTGTTTTGTTTGAAGTCTCATCAACAGGTGCTCCGTCTAATTTAGGAAGTTCTTCTTCCATTTTAACGTCAGCTTCTTTTTTATCTTCAGCTGGTTTACCTTTGATTTCTTCTTCTTTAACTTCTTCCATCTTAGAGATTTTCTTTTCCATCTCCTCAATTCTATAAGCTAAATCAGCGTACTTCTTTTCCATATCTTCTGGAATAGATTCAACAGGTGCATCAACTGCATCTGATTCTTCTTCTTCCATATCTTCAGGGATTTTCTTTACCTTCTTCTCATCAGATTTAGCTTCTACAGCTTCGGATTCTTCATCCTTTTCTTCTGATTCAGGTAATTCTACGTTTTCTCTTTCAGTTATCTTTCCTTCTGCATCCACTTGAATCTTAATTCTAACATCGTTTCCTTCGTCATCTTTAAGAATTACTTCGTGTTCACCTTCAGGTGCTTTGGATTTTGTTCCATCTTCAGATATTACTGAAACTTCTTCACCTACATCAAAGGTAGATGATTCTAAGATTGTGCCATCTGCTAACTTAGCGTATGCTAACTCTGCTACCTTTTCAGATTTAAGAGCTGTAATAATCTTATTTAATACTTGCTTTGCGTTCATATTAATATATTTTTAATCATTTAACAATCAATGATTGTTTTGTAGTTATTTTTAGTTATTTTTTTTAAGGTTGCGTAGTAGTTGTAGTTGTTGTTAAACACGTCTCACAATCAACATATGAAGAATTATATGTTACTGCAGAGCCAGTAGGTCCTGCTAAACTAGCAGATAAATGCCAACATCTCACTCCATCAAATTGAGGTTGAGATGGGCTCGCACCATCTACTAATTTATATGCACTACCTGATATCATTGTTTCATTAATCATAAGTACAGCATAACTAGCAGTAGTATTACATTCAACTACTTGATAATAATATGTTATAGGAGCCGCTGTTGTTGTAGTTGTAGTTGTAGTAGGTGCTTGACTTGTTGTTGTAGTTCCTTCAGTAGTTGTAGTTGTACTAGATGTTGTAGTTTCTGGTGGATACGTTGTAGTTGTAGTACCAGACGTTGTTGTTGTAGTTGTACCTTCGGTAGTTGTAGTTGTTGTTCCCGATGTTGTTGTTGTAGTTGTACCTTCGGTAGTTGTAGTTGTACCTTCGGTAGTTGTAGTTGTAGTACCAGAAGTTGTAGTTGTAGTACTAGATGTTGTAGTTCCTTCAGTAGTAGTTGTTGTACTCGTAGGAGCTGCAGTGGTTGTAGTAGTTGTAGTACCATCGGTAGTAGTTGTTGTACTAGTTGGTGCTACGGTTGTTGTGGTTGTAGAAGAAGTAGTTGTTGTTCCTTCAGGACAAGTTGCACAATCAGCGTAAGAATCTCCCCATATTGCTGCTGCAAATGGAGCTTCAAACGATTGACTTATATATTGCCAACAACTATTACCACTAAACACACCCGGTTGTGCTGGTGAATAAGGTTTGTAAACCAAGCTTGCAGTTGGTGGAGCAGCATCACTTTTTTCTATTGTGTACACTACCAATGAGGTACAACTTTGAACATAATATCTTGGTTGTGTAAATGTAGTTGTTGTAGTTCCTGCAGTTGTAGTAGTTGTGCTTGTTGGTGGTGCTGTTGTAGTTGTGGTTGTAGTAGGTACTAACTTACCTAATATGACATCATCCATTCTTTGTGAACCTAACATCACATCATTTATTAAAGTCTTTCCTAAATAAACCGTTTCCATAATTAATTAAAATTTTCTCCGTCCCATGTCATTCCAACTGTTATTTCATAATCAAACAAATCAGTTGCTACTCCTTGTTTAACTCCTTCGTAGTTACCTAACCAGCTTTCTTCAGATGATAATGAAAATGTTTTAATATATTTTACTATATTATTATCATCAATTAATGCGTATGTTCTTATAGGGTATTGTTCACTCATATTATTATAATTTATTTTTATGCAATAACCATACTAAGTGGTGGTGTTATTGTAGCTCCTGTGTATCCTTTATCAGTTCCTTTATATATTCTAAAATCTTGATATTGAGCAGTTATTAACACATCTCCCTGAGCAGAACCTAATAATCTATTTGGGTCATTATTTCCTAAAGTTAATGAATTGGTAAATGAAATTACTCTACTACCATCCCAATAACAATAAAAATTATTACCACTCCTTACAAATGCCCAGTGTCTCCAAACATTTGCTGTTTTTGCTAAAGTACCTACTGAATCAGCGTACACATCGCCAGGTCCAACTAAGAATCTAATATAAGCTGGTGTTTGGTTGAATGTAAAGTTACCAGTATTGCCGTACGCCATCAACATTGATAATCCATTGCCCGCTATCGTAATATCAGTATTTACCCATACTTCCCATACGAAAGATGAATTACTCATTTTTAAATCAGCAGGAGTTACTGTACCTCCGAATCCACCGGCGTTTTGGTTACCAGCTATTTTCAATGAGTTAGAATACCCATCAGATGCAAATTTAACTTTACCTGCAGTAGCTTGATATGTTCCACTACCAGATGCAGGGAATTTATAATTAGTTCCACTACCTTTAATAGATGCATGTATATCAGAATCAAAATTAGTCATTCCAAATGAACCAGAGAAATAGTTAAATGGTTGTGCATATGCTATAAAAGATGAATACGCATCAGCTCTTATCGTTGCGCCGGCAGCAGCTGCCGCTGGTTGTGTAAGGTAACTAAATGGTTGTACTATCATATTATATAAACTTTTTACTTGCTACTAAGAATACATTTGAAGTATCTAAAGTTACAAATGTTAATATATCAGTTTGATTTGAACCCGATGTTACAGTGTATGCACTTCCGCTTATCTGTCTAACATTACTACTAAACGATGCAGTTGGAATTGCTATTGTATTCATTTTTAATATTGCAGTCTCACCAGGTTTTGGATTTGTTACATTTATATGGAATGAACCAGATGCTGAGCTAGTAAAGTAATTACCTAAATCAAAGTCTATACTCATTGTTGTCGATGTAATTGGTGCTGATACAACATTCATATCAACTGAACCGTTAATACTTAACGAACCAGTTAAACGAAGTACCGGTACTGAGTTATCAAATTGGAGATTAGTCTCAACATTTCCTTCATAAGAAATTGCATTATAACTAATAAGTCCATTATTTTCTGAGCCACTTAATAATAATAAACCTGATGTACCAGAAGTACCTGATGTACCATTAGTACCATTAAATCCATTTTGAAATGTAAAATGAGTAGGTATGATAGTTGCTGAGCCAGTATTAAATGATATTGATACTGAATAACCACTACCGCCACCTGTTGTACCGGTTATCTGTCCATACATAAAGTTATTCTGAGCCTCACCCACACTACCATCAAATATCTTTATAAAATCACCAACCCTCCAAGAGTACTTGTCAACAGAACCTAAAGATGGTATAATTGTAATTACACTTCCGGATACAGAGTTTGTAGTTCCATCATTTGTTATTAACGATGTATATCCAACTCCATTCGTTCCACTAGTTCCGGATGTTCCATTAGAACCCGCTCCTCCACTTACTCCGCTTGTGCCTGAAGTACCTGATGTTCCACCACTTCCTGCAGTTCCATCCGTTCCACTAGTCCCACTACTTCCAGAAGTACCAGAACTACCAGAAGTACCAGAAGTACCATTTATTCCTGAAGTGCCGCTTGTTCCACTCGTACCACCGCTACCGGCAGTTCCATCCGTTCCGCTTGTACCAGAAGTACCTGAAGTACCCCCACTACCAGCAGTTCCATTTGTTCCGCTAGTGCCTGATGTTCCGCTTGTACCCGAACTGCCACCACTTCCCGCAGTGCCATCTGTTCCACTCGTACCACTACTTCCTGAAGTACCCGAAGTTCCGCTTGTGCCTGATGAACCACCGCTACCGGCAGTACCATCAGTACCTGAAGTTCCTGAAGAACCAGCAGTTCCCGTTGTTCCATTTGTACCAGAAGTACCTGAAGTACCTACCGGCAATTGTGCTATGATAAACAACATCTGATGATTGTTAGGAAACGAATATGTTGATTGAATAAGAGTTACTGGGAATGTCCAATATGTTGTATTATCTACTCCAGCACCCACTGTCCATCTTTGGAATTGAGTATGGTCATTTTTGTCTTGTAATACGATAATAGAACCTGATGGAATATTACCTAAGAATATATCAACGTTATCAGAATTTTGGTCTATATCACTTACATTTATCGATGTTGCTGATGCTTGAGTTGCGTTATTCCAAATGATATGTCCACTAAGAGGGTCACCAGTTGTTATAGTATCTTTTGCTTGATAATTAAAGAATGTATTTGATTGTCCATCTTGTCCGCTTGTACCAGAAGAACCGGTTGTTCCTGATGTTCCTGATGTGCCTGCTGAACCTCCACTACCTGCCGTACCATTTGTACCACTCGTGCCTGATGAACCACTGGTGCCACTCGTACCACTACTACCTGATGTTCCTGAAGTGCCTGATGTACCAGAAGTTCCCGCTGAACCTCCACTACCTGCAGTTCCGTCAGTGCCACTCGTACCGCTACTGCCACCACTACCCGCAGTACCATTAGTACCTGATGTACCAGAAGTACCTGAAGTAGCGCTTGTACCGCTTGTTCCACTACTGCCTGATGTACCCGATGTACCTGCACTTGCGTTTGTACCCGAAGTACCTGATGTACCATTTGTTCCTGATGTACCGTTTACTCCACTTGTTCCATTTACTCCACTCGTACCTGATGTACCACTACTACCCGCAGTTAAGTTTGAACCTGATATAATATAAATTGTATTAGGGTCAGTTGTATCGGTTGCAACTAATGTTGCGTATGATGCAGATGTAATTGTAATAACATTTGTTGCTACTGCTACATCGGTGTATGTATCGTATATGTTAGAGATTAGGCTACCGCTATAAATTCCTATCGATTGTTTTATTGAACCAGTCACTCCTAAAGAGCCTGTGATTTGTGCTGAGCCTGTGAATGGAAAATCTAATGATGTACCAGAAGTACCCGATGTTCCACCGCTTCCTGCAGTTCCATTTGTACCTGATGTACCATTAATGCCTGATGTACCTCCACTACCCGCAGTACCATTAGTACCTGAAGTTCCATTAGAACCATTCGTTCCATTAATTCCAGAAGTTCCATTTACGCCAGATGTTCCTGAAGTACCTGATGTACCGCTAGCACCAGCTGAACCTGTAATAACCATCGAATCAATGATATCAGTATTAAAATCTCTTAATAACGCGGGGGTAATTAACCCTTGTGTGTTATCAGGAAAGTTACTTTGATTTACCGCTTCTAATTGGGTTTTATTTAATATTGACATATGTTAATTAATTATTTTGCTGTGTTTGTGAATATGGTACTTGTGTTTGGCCGATACCTTGTTCAATCAATGCACCATTGCAACATTTTCTACTATATGTGTTTGAATTCACACATAAACAAGCTCTACGATTATTCTTTGGTGAGCTTTTGCCGCGTGTAGGTCCCAAATAAATACCTGAGGTTTCTTTAAAACGGGCTAAATAAGCAGGAGTTGGCATATAAATGTTTTACTAATTTAACAATCAATTCGTAAGTTGTAGTTGATTATTTTGATTTTGCTATCATTTCTTTATGTAGCAAGTTTTGTAACTGATTATAATCTGATTGATATGCTAGAAATAATAAACACTTCTCTAACGGTTGGACAGTGATTTCATCAATATTGCGGATATCTCCTCCGGCGAGTAAGACGAGAGCAGCGTAGTTTTTCCATTTGTGGCTAAAATTGATTTGATGTTGGGAGCTACTTCCGGCATCTCCATCAAAGAGTTCTGGATAGCGTTCAATGAGTCCACTAATGTACGAACAAAAAAAAACAAACACCCCCAATGAACATCCATAGTTACATCTAAAAACTTTTCTTCATCTAT